TATTTTACTGCCAGGAGAGAATTTTTTTAAAGTAATCGGGCACTGATCTAGTCGATCTCTAGGACGTTCAATGATAGTGCGTATGTCATGCACATGATCTTTGATTATTCTAAACCATACTTTACGTCCAACATTGCCCAGGTATCCGTTGTCTATGTAATAAAACGTGCGGCCTGTTTGCCAGCATCGATTAACTGTTGCAGTGAATTTCATTCCACGAATTCCAAATGGATGTTCTACAGGAGTAAGTGCGGCCTCTTGACTGCTGACCAAGGCACCGTCACATCCTTCGGCAAATCTCTCAACAAACGCAGACTGGCGGACTTTTATTTCGCTGTCATGTATTTTTCTGTTGATACAAAGTACCTGTCCTGGTTTAAAATCTCTTTTTGGAATATCCGGAGTCATTGTTAATCCAAACGTTGTTGGCAATACTCAGTAAACATACGTTCCATATGCCACTCGTTGCCCTGTGGAGTGTCAGCAAACTCATGAAAGCAAGGTGTACCTAGGGTATAGTGTAACAGTTTAGCATCAGGGTTAGGACCATATTCATCTGGTAACCAGTTCCATTCTTTAGGTAGTTCACCAATACGTTCGTCATCTAACCAACTAAAACGATGTAGATATGAGCCCGAAGATTTTTGTATAAATTCGGGTGTTAATTTTCTATTGGGATGATTGCTACAGTTCCACAGGATTACACTAGACCAATTTTTTCTTGGATAGTCTTCATTTTTTGCACCAAGATATTTTTCAGTCATTCTTGTTTTGTAATCATGTTTGACCACCATAACGTCAACGTGGCCTTCCTGCAGTTCCCATAGTTTAACTATGTCGTCGCGCACAATCATGTCGCCGTCAATGAATATTGCCCAACCTGTGTAGCTCATCAAGTGTGGCACTAAGAATCTAGTGTAAATAAAATGATTTGATCCATCTGTGTGCGTTTCTTCATAGTCTTGGAACAGGTTCAACGCAATAGGCATAATGGCCACTGGTCGACTGGCATGTCTAATAATACTGTTCACACAAGTATGAAACGCAATAGCTTCTCTAGGATCGTATCCTACAAATACTGGAATTGGGGTCATTGGCGTTCTATGTCCTCTTCTGTACAATTAAGACCATACTGTATCTCCACTACACGCAACGGTTGATCAGTTTCGTTACATAGTTGATGCCACTCCAGACGAACAATGTGTATATGTTGGAATTGTGTAAACTCTCCCAGCAATTCTTGATCACTTTTACGATTGATAGTGTAAACTGTAGCAGTTCCGTCGGCTATATGCCAATGCTCGGCGCGATCTTGGTGACGTTGCATACTAAGTCGTTGCCCTGGCAACACTGTGAGCTCTTTAACTTTTGTGCCGGGTGCCTCGTGTAACACACGATAGTATCCCCAAGGCCGTTCTGTTTTGGGTGTTTTCCATTCTTCGAGTATCCAACTTGAACTATTGGCTTTGTTTTCTCCGCCTACACCAAACACAAATGTTATGTTGGTATCTGCCACATCCATTTCAGGAATATTAACAGCAGTTCTGTCGCCACCGTTGGCAAAAACAATAGCATCTTGTGGATAGCTTTGACGCACCATCCATACAGCATGTTTAGCAGTGTTGTCTGCGTCATCAAAATCAATGACAAAATCCACACACTCAAGTTCTCGAATAATTGCTGTGCGTTCTAGCAATGGCATAAAAGCTCGCCCTTTTTTGCGAGCAAGCCAAGCATCTGAATTAACTCCTACTACCAGAATATCACCTAGTTGCTTTGCTGATCTAAGATATTCTATGTGTCCGCTGTGTAGTGGGTCAAATCCACCAGTTACTAAAACAATCTTTTTCATGCAGATATTTATGTGCGTAGTTTATGTCAGTTTAAGTTTTGGCTAGTATAATATCTTTGCCTAAATTAATGACTTGATCATACCCCCATGCGTGTAGCAACTGTTCAGTATCGTGGGTGTCAAAACTAAACTTTTTGACCAACACCTTTCTTTCCATTAATATCACAGGCCATGATCGTTTTATAGTCTGTTCTGCACCTTGGATTATTAAAGGCTCGTATCCTTCACAATCTAATTTGATAAATCCCACAGTATCTAACTCATAACTGTCAATGGATTGCACTGCAAATTTTCCAGATTCAGTGTCTGGGTTGACAAAATTACCAAAACTTTTTGGAGTTTTAACAAGATCAACAAACTTTTCTCGATCTCCTAGCCCATAGGGTTCAATGCTGACGTGTGAGCATGCAAATGTTTTCATGTTCTCGGCTAAACAAGTTCTTAATTGATCATCAATTTCAAATGCCAGGACTTGATCAAACTTTGAGTTCATATGATAACTCATTAATCCATAGTTGGCGCCGCCGTCTATAGCAAGTTTCCAGTCTTTGACCAAGGTCAATGCACGATCTAAATTATCTTTTTGATAAAGAAGAATATCACCTGGTTTGCCAGCTTTACGCAATCTTTTGACACTGCTGTGAAAGCTCCGATCATCGTCTAGTATTTTCCAATTTTGATATAGCATGAAATACTTATCAGATAAAAATTTGATATTGTTCTACCAAATCAGCAGGTCCAGTTGTGTTGAATTCTATTCGGTTAAATTGACTCCAACAAATATGTTCCCACCAAGCGGTACGGTCTGGCCGATTATCTGTGGCCAGATTTTCAATGTTGCCCATGAGCAGAGTAGTCATGCTGGCATCTGTGGTATAAGCAGGTACCCCCAACAAACACGCCTCAACACAAGCCATAGTCCGTTCTCCAACCACAGCTCTAGCACCTGCTAATTGTTCTACATACCTAGGCCAACGATTATCTTTAGCACCAGTTTTTTTGCGCCAGCGTATTTCTCCTGGCCAGTAAGTGCGCACAGCCGCAGTTAATCTAGCTCTAAATTGTTCTAAATTTTCACCGGTGCGTTCCTGTAGTACTACTTCTACAGGTTGTATGCCTATGACATATCCGTCAGTGCGTGACTGCCATGGTTGTTGTGCCGGTGTTGAAAACAAGTGTGCTCGACTGTGTGGTACGGACCGCATTGTCATGTTATGATGACCATTATACGTCACTCTGCGAGTTTCTCTACGTGGAGTATCTGGCCCCCAATAGCCGTATTCAATTTCTATATAGGGGCGGCCTTCGGCTATGTATTCTTTAAGGGGCGACCACCATGGAGCATAATGGGTGGCTATTAAAACATAATCATCTGGAACATCAGCTACCCGATCAAACGTTTTGAGCCCGCGTTGCCGCCATGGTTCTAAAGTCCACCCGGCATAATCACCTGGCATATCCAAGGCATAGGCATATTTCATAGTGGTAATATTTATGGGTTAAATATCTGTATGAACATACTTTTAAAGACTCCATTAACTGTTGGTAAAAAAATTGATCAACCCGGATTTATGATAGCCAGCGATTCTGGCTATTTTAATCAATGGGCAAAGACACTGTTTTTAAGTATCCAATTTCATGCTCCGTGGGCTCATGTGCATTTTCATTTGTTTGATCCTACCGCTGAAGACTTGGATTGGATTGACAAAAGGGATTGTACAGTGACCGTTGAAACTATCCCTACAGAACATCTGGGCTCCAACGAAGAGAGAATAATGTATCTAGCTGCGGCCAGGTACATGCGAGTAAGAGAAATTTACACTGACGACACAGTATTAATTAACCAAGACGCTGACAGCATTATGGTGCGTGATTTATCCAAAGATGAATTTTTAAAAAGTTTAGAACATAGTTGGGTTCCTACTGCTCCCAAACGAGCACAGCTAAGTCTGTGTAGTGCGTTCGGAGTTGGTCCTGACAATACTCGACATATCATATGCGATCGCTACAGTGCTGTTTATGGTACACCAGATTGGATATTTGCCTACGATCAACGGGTAATGGATCAAATGATTGCGGCCGATGAAATCTCGGCCATGGATCTGCGATACACGGATTATAAATTTAGCGAAGACTCATACATATGGACCGGCAAAGGCGATCGTGTGTACAAAAAGAAATTTATACAACAACAAGCAAAGTATCTTTCTTTGATCTAATATTATTTTAGTGCCATAGTCATAAGACTGTGATCGACCCAAGGCACAACCAGATCTTGTTGTCGTAAGGCACTGTGAGCGTAAATGCTGGCATTGGCTGACTCAGGTAACAGCCCAAATTCAGACAGATGATGCCAGTTGATGTTGCGAGGATTTTGTGGAGGAGTTGTGCTTTTATACACCACAGCATGTATCCACGGTTCTGTGGGTGTTTGTTTAAAGAAGCCGCTGCCACAATCCCATCCTGCGGTAGCCAACATGTACATAAGACTGACCAAAGTATGATGATAATAGCATCCGTTGGGCAATACATACGAAAGCTGGCGACGATGGATCTGTTGAGTTACTGGTATGGTCAATGCTAACATTCCACCCGGACTGGCAATATGCCACCAATTACTCAAAGTTTGTATTGGATTCATTGCATATTGAAACGCATCGTGGCACCATAACACATCAACACCGTCCGAGGGCAACTGTAATTGATCTTCAAAATTGTTTTGTTGATAACTGATGTTGGTGTAATTGTTGGCTGCCGGTAATTTCTCAAGCACATCGATTCCTGTGCATTCAATATTTAATGGCTCCGGAACATCGTCATCTCTGGTGGTACGGGTTGCCCACCACACTAAATCATCACCGGTGCCACAACCAAGATCCACGACAGTACGAATACTGGCCATAAAGTCGTCGTACTCGTACAGTTGATTGAGTGTTTCTAAACTGTGGGCGTGACTGTCTCCCGGGTGACTAAAGGTCATACTTGTATATCTTCCATACCGGCAGCTCGTAATCTAACAATATGCCCCAGCATAAAGTTTTTACTTTCCATACCTTTGAGAATACCCAAGTAACGATTACGCAGTAACGCAACTTCATTGATTAAGGTTTCAAACTCAATAACTTCGTCTTCACCGTCTACATATTTTTCAGCATCACGACTGGTCAATGCACGAGCATAACCTTCAAGATATTTTTGAAAATGCTTGCGACGTATTTTGCGTAGTTGTATATTAAGATAATTTAATACTGCTTCAATTTCTTGTAACTGATTAAACCTATGTTCAGTAATACCCGGTAAAGCTGTGATATTCTTTTCAATGAGGCCGCCAACTCGACAGTCGCGTTTAGCTTCATCAAGTTCGTGTTCATAATGTGTGATAAAGTCCGGAATATTACTCAGATCGGCTACAACTTTGCTATACCACATTAATTTTCCCAGTCCTCATCCTCATCATGGTCATCATCGTTATCTTCTTCGTACTCTTCTTCGTGATCTTTGAGGTAGCTGGCCAACGCTCGTTTAACTTCGCTATCGTTTTTAAACAAAGCCTTGATTTCGTCAGCATTGGCATCGTTATCAATCAACACTGCTACCAATGTTTCTGCCGCTTCGTCACGGTCTACCACATTTACATAACGTCTAAGTTCGTCCCAAATTTCTTTGCTTAGTTCCACTGACATTCTTATTCCTCCGCCACTGTGTCTTCATTACTTACCGATTCTTTTTGATTATTAAAATCCACCATAACTTTATCTAAACAGCCATCTTCGTTGGATTCCCATTTTTTACGGAATTGTTTAATAATTTCGCCGTCACTGGTTACAAACACTAAACTATTACCTTCCCTCTTGAGTAGGCCACGTTTCTCTGCCAAGTCTACCATACCACTGTACGGGTTCATGCCTGTTTCGTATGGAATTTTAACCTGCATACCTTCAAACGGTTTGGCATAACGAGTTTTCATTACTTTACAACCAGCACGGATACCCATAACTTCACTAATCTTGTTGCCGTCTTCGTCTTCTTTGAGTTTCATCTTCTTCATGGCAACCACAATACTTGATGCATAGATAAAGCCTTGACCACCCGAGATCTTGTCATCTGGATCAAACATGTCTTGACTTGCGTATGTGTGGTTGGTACAAACCATACCCACATTGTAACTACCAAACATATTGACTGAGTTACGAACAAGACTTGTAAGTGCTTTAGGCTTGCGACCCATGTCACCCTTCATGTCACCTGCTTCGAACTGGTTAACGTCTGTTGGTGTTAACAACATACCTAACGAATCGATTACAAACAACACCTTCATACGTTCACCGTCTGGCAGTGCCTTGTAGTCGGTCATAAATGTTGAAATAGTTTTTGCCACGTCGTCAATCATGGCCATGTTGAGTTTAAGTAACTTTTCGTCGCTCGTGTCAACTCCTAGTGCATGTAACCATGCTTCGTCAAGTGCGTTTTCTGTATCAATCAATATGACAAAAATACCTTGCTCTTGTGCATTTTTAACAATGTTACCGGAACAAATGTATGACTTGCCTGCGCCAGACTCTCCGGCAAATACTGTTACTTTGCCCAAGGGAATACCTTTGTTAAAGTCTCCGCTAATAAGATAGTTCAAAGCAAAGTTGCCTGTGCTGATCCAATCTGTAGGATCGTTGAATCCAATACTAAGACCATCAATGCTCTTAGTGATGTCCTTGCGGAACTTGCTAATATCAAACGGTTTTGCCATGATTAATTTCCTCTCGTAGTTTGTATAAATTTGTAAAAACTTTGCCGCTGTTTAAATTTCTTCTTTGATCCATTGCCGCCATTTGTCTAAATGATCCTGCTAGATCTTTGGCAAATGGTTGATTCAAATAGTATAACATGTTTTGATAACTGTCCTCTAATAGATATCCGGGATGATCATTGATCTTTTGTTGTAATTTGTCCTTTAACAAGTGTAACACATTTTCTGGTAAATGTCTAATGTTTAGGTAGTCCGGACTCAACAATGCGCCAATGATAAAGCTGTTGTTGTGGAATCCCAGGGCTTTTAGGTAATCCACACAGTCAAATACCGTATCATAATTTAGCAAGAACCATAACATGTTAAAACTTATTTTGTGATCCAACTGTTTGATTGTTTGAAGATTGTCCAAAAAGTCTGCCCACTTGTGTCCGTATCTTATGTATTCGAATTCATCTTCAAGAGTTTCAACACTCACAGTCCAGTGTACATTTTTGAACCCGCATATGGTTTCAAATACTCTAGTATCTGTTTTGGTTAGGTTGGTGTTTATTCTCAAGTTCACATCAGGATTCAATCGTTTTAACAACTCTAAATTTTCCTTCATCAGCAACGGTTCACCGCCGGCTAGATACACATGTTTGAGTGTGCTGGCGTGATCAAAAATGTATTGTTTAAAATTCTCTTGTTGTGCCACTGTGGGTTGATCAGCATGTATGTTTATCTCATGGGCCCAGCGACTGCTGTATTCTGGTCCGCAATACACACAAGCAAGATTGCACAAGTTGGTCCAACGCACATCAATGGTAGACAGATCAAATTGATTGGCCTGATACAAGTCGGTGGGCGTGTCTTTAAGTTCTCGTAGGTAAAATATTCTGTCGCTGATAATATCAAAGCCCTTTTTGCCATGCTCTAGATCATAACAGGTTTGGCAACTGGCCACAGGTTGGTGATTCACCACTGCGGTTTGTCTAGCAACATTTTCTGCACCCAACACAATTTGTTCAATGAGATGGTCTTTGATATTGCCAATGGGCATGGTATCCCTACTGCGAATACAGTTTTTGACCTTGCCATCAAAGTTATACATCAGCCCTTGCCAAGGCATACGACAAAAATAAGGATTGGTCAGCATGTCCTTGGGTGTCATTGCGGTCCTAAACTTATGTCTGGCACAGTCATGCCATTGGCTTCGGCCATTTTAAAAATACCCACTAGGGTTCTAGCCCACTGATCCACATCTGCGGCAGGCGGCACTGTTTTATCTGCGCTGGTTGCTATGTTACCCGGACGTACAATGGTTAACCTAAGGCCCAGATGTCGATTGCGTATTTGTTTGACTGCTTCTTCTAAAGCGACTTTTTGTATTCGATATTGATCCATATCCAAGCCCGGAATCGAACTGGCAGGATCTTGTGTCATCATGGTACTGATTACAATAATATGTTTTCGTGTGTGTTGCCAGCGTTGAGCCATTTCAAACAACAACTCTGTTTGTGCATAGCCCGCTTGTGCGTTGTTGACAAACACATCGCATGGTTCAATCTGATCGGCTATTTTTGGTATATTGCGAATGTTGTTGCCTTCACGTTTGCTTAGGCCAACAATTTCGTTGCCGTAGTAGGCTTCGGCCAAGGCTTGACCAATTCCAGCTGTGTGTCCAGTTATTGCAATCTTCATTCTATGCCTCTCAACTGTTTTTGTGTGCGTATGTATGCATCTCTGGCCTCTGGGTCAGGATTATCTATAGACAACTCGTAAGGCCGTTTCAAATAAGCATACCCGTGATCTATTCCGTGTTCCAGGGCAAAGGCTTGTATGTTGGGCAAGTCATCAACATTCAATACACTGACCGTGGTCCATAGGTTTAACCGGACTGGCATTGTTTTATAGGTCATTAAATTTTGATAAAAGGTTTCCCATTTAATAGGCCAACGCATAAGTTCGTGTACTGCGCCAATACCATCACAACTCACTGTGACTGTGACGTCAATTCCGCGAGCCGCAATATCAACCAATTCGTCTAATACTACATTACAGTTGGTATTGAGTCTAAGCGTTTGTAAATTTGGTGGCAGGGCCGATAGTAATCGTTTGTAATTTTTACTGTAACTAGGTTCGCCG